ACGAGATTCAGAAAGACGTGTGTTCTATGTGGGAATGACACGGGCAAAAAACACTTTGAACATTGTGAGATCACAATCGGACAGAGAATTTTCGGAGGCGTTTTAATGGCGTTTGATATCAATACTGCACTTAAACAATTAGATGTAACTCTAAAGCAAGTGCAAAAAATTAAAAATGAATTACCTAAAATGAAACGTGAAAACGTTGAGCAACATTTAAAAATATTAAAACTTGATTTGCAGTTATTACAACAAGATTTACAACATATGAAAAAGGTTCAAGATGGACAGTAGAGAATATTTAGAACAAACTATTAAAATAGTAAGAGGTCCCAGAGAAAGAGACTATGGTGATAAGGTTACTAATCATGAAAACATTGCAAAGTTATGGAGTGCTTTTTTAGATCATGAAATATCAGCACATAATGTTGCAATATGTATGATGCTTGTAAAAGTAGCGAGACTTAAACATAAACCAACAGAAGATTGTTATTTGGATATGGCGGGATATGCTGCTATTGCCGGCGAAATAAACGATAAGGAATAGTATGACACAACTACCATTATTTAAAACACCAAGTGAATGGACTCCTCCGGAAGATGTACCTAATTTATCAGATGCAAAAGAAATTGCTATTGATTTAGAAACATATGATCCCGGAATAAAACAAACGGGTCCGGGTTGGGCAACTAATAATGGTTACATTGCAGGCATTGCAATAGCAGTCGAAGGTTGGAAAGGTTACTTTCCTATTCAACATGAAGGCGGTGGCAACTTTGATGAAAAAATTCTTAAAAGACAAATTAAAAAAATATTAGATTTACCTTGTGATAAAATATTTCACAATGCACAGTATGATGTTGGTTGGTTACGTTGGTGGGGGTTAGAAGTTAAAGGACGTATTATAGATACGTTGATTGCCGCTCCACTCGTAGATGAAAATAGATTTAGATATTCTCTTAATGAACTAGGAAAAGATTATTTAAAAGAAACAAAGTCAGAAGCTTTATTATATGAAGCTGCAAAAGAATGGGGCGTTGATGCAAAAGCAGAGATGTATAAGTTACCCGCTATGTATGTTGGTCCTTATGCAGAACAAGACGCAGACCTTACACTAAGACTGTGGCAGTTTTTTAAAATAGAATTAATTAAGCAAGAGTTAACAAGTATATTTAATTTAGAGACACGGTTACTACCTTGTCTTATAGATATGAAGTGGAATGGTGTACGCGTTGATTTAGAAAAAGCAGAGAAGATTAAAAAGAATTTACAAACACAAGAGACTAAAGTTTTACGACAAATTAAAAAAGATACTAATGTTGATGTTGATATCTGGGCGGCCGTTAGTGTAGCGAAAGCATTTGATAAGTTAAAGATTACTTATGAAAGAACAGAGAAGTCCGGGCAACCTAAGTTTGATAAAAACTTTCTTACCTCACATAAACATCCTTTAGCTAAGATGATTGTGACCGCGAGAGAAACGAATAAAGCACGTACTACCTTTATTGATACTATTCTTCGTCATTCTTATAAAAGTCGCATTCACGCAGATATACATCAGATGAGAGGAGACACAGGAGGTACCGTAACAGGACGATTTTCGTACTCTAATCCTAATTTACAGCAGATTCCTTCACGAAACAAAGAGATAGGGCCTCTAATTAGGTCAATTTTTGTACCAAATGAGGGCTGTACATGGGGTAGTTTTGATTACTCACAGCAAGAGCCAAGAGTATTAGTTCATTTTGCCGCGCTCACAGGAGGCGGATTAAAAGGTGCAAATGAAGTTATTGAGTCTTATAAGACAGAAGATCCAGACTTCCATCAAGCTGTTGCTGATATGGCGGGTATAGATAGACGTACAGCTAAAACAATTAACCTTGGTATGATGTATGGTATGGGTAAAGGTAAATTATCGAGTGAACTTGGTTTAGATAAAGAAGAAACAGAAGATTTGTTTGCTAAGTTTCATGCGAATGTACCTTTTGTTAAGCAGTTAATGGAACAAGCAACACGGAAAGCGGACAATGTAGGTTATCTTAGAACATTACTTGGTCGTAAATGTCGATTTGATAAATGGGAACCGCGATCATTTGGTATTCATAAGTCTTTATCTTTAGTTGATGCGCAACGAGAATATGGCCATGACTTAAAACGTGCTTGGACGTACAAAGCACTTAATAGATTAATACAAGGATCAAGTGCGGATATGACAAAGAAAGCGATGATAGATTTATATGAAGAAGGCATTGTCTCTCATATACAGGTACACGATGAACTTAATTGTTCTATTGAATCACCGGAACAAGCGACACGGATCAAGGAAGTGATGGAAAATACAGTGGAACTAAAGGTTCCTTTAAAGGTAGACATGGAGATAGGACCGTCATGGGGCGAAATTAAAAAGAAATGAAACGCATTAATTTAGAGACGGGGATACCTTTTAAGTGTGGAAATGTGAGAGAGGATGGTTTTATATTTGATGCCTATGTAAAGTCTATAACAAGAAAATCGGGGAATTATAAGGAAATTTGGAGAAGCCCGGAACAACATGCGAAAGAAATGCAGAGAAAAAGAGATGGTAAAAAAATAAAATATGATCTAATATCTGAGCATGTAAATAATATTAAAGTAGAAAAAGGCTGTGCACATTGTGGATATAATAAAAACCCGATAGGTTTAGACTTTCATCATTTAAATAAATTATTAAAAAAATATAACGTATCTAGTATTTGGAAAACAAGTTGGAAACAATTTGAAAAAATTGAAGATGAAATTAAACTGTGTGAAGTTATTTGTGCAATTTGTCACCGAATTGAAGAACAAAGGTTAAGAAAAATTAAAAATGTTTAAAGAACTGTGCGCAACATTACTTATACTATGCAATCCAATGTTAGATGGATTTGATTTTAGTTATGATATAAATCCAAGAGACGAATTTGTTCAAGGCATTGCTGAATGTACTGTATTAAATAATTCTTTTGTTAATCCAGAGCATAGAGTTATAATTGTTATAAGTGTAGCGCAAGCTATATTAGAATCTGATTGGGGGCAATCTAGATTTGCAACAGAGGCAAATAATTACTACGGAATTATACAAACAGATAGAACAGAACCTCATATTAAATCATTAAATAGTGATGTGTTATTAAGAATGTATGGCAACAGGTGTGAAAGTGTTGCTGATTATATTGAGTTACTAAATACTTCTAGTGCATTCAAAGAATACAGAGAAATACGTGTAAAACAATCTATGTTGGATAATGTAGAAGTTGGTATAGTAATTGAAAGTTTAAAAAATTATGCGATAGACCCGCAGTATACACAAAAACTATTAATGGTAACTTTAGGTTTATTCCAAAAATATCCTCATATTTTTAAGTCAAATGAGATATGGGAATACTACAAAAATAATAAAAAAGCCTAGTTATTCCTTGACATTTTTGTATAATCCCATATGTATGGCTTTGTATGAATGAACATACCATATATAGGAGAAAGAAATGACTGATATTACAAGATATAAGTCTGTCGCTATCAATATAGATACGTATAAAAGAGCCAAGGTAACAGCAGACGAAAATTATATGTCTATTGCTTCGTTTTTACGTTATTTAATTGATAAAGAAGAAGAAAAACCAACTTTAAAAGGAGAACGAATCAATGTCCGATGAGAGTGAAAAACGAATTAAAGTAGCATTATACACCGCTGTTATGCACAAACTTAATGGAGAGTTATCCGAACTAGAAGCTAAAGAAATTTTATTAGTAAATAGTCCTACTTATATTACCAGTAAAGATTTTGATCACGCTAATCATATAGAAGAATTAAAAGATATTATTATGGAAAAGGTAGATGTTAAACACGCTTTAGCAGATGTTAAAGCATTATTTAATCAATCTAATATTCCTCCTGTAGATAATGCAAAGAAAAAAAATAGTTAGTGGAGTTAGTAAATTCCAAGCCCCTCACCCCACTTCCGGGGAAACTATAAACCGCGTTAGAGTACACTACACAGATGGTTCTATGAAAGAATTTGACGCGATAGAGTGGGATATGATGGTTCACGAAGGAAAAAAGTTGTGGAAACAACACGAAAAAGAACTGTTAAAAAATCCGGAGAGATTTGATGGCTAAAACAGAAGAGTTACAAGTCGCATTTGATATATATCAGCCCTTTGGACCAAGTATATTAAAAACTAAACTACCCCAACTGTACGTTGATGCACTTAATGCGCAAGCAGATGGTGTGTTAGCTGATGAAAAGGTTAGTAAAGAACGTGACTGGAGTCATAATCTTGCCGGCAATGTTAAAAAAGAAATAAGCATTGACCACGGAGCAATA